ACTACTGGAACAGGAACGTTCGACCTAGCAGGTGCTTCTGATGATTTTATTTCATTCGTATCGGGTGTAGGTAATACTAATACTACGTATTATTGTATTACAAACACTGGAACAGATGAATTTGAAGTTGGTGTTGGTACAGTAACCGATGCTGCAACAGACACTTTATCAAGAGACACAGTCATAAGTAATAACTTAGGTACCACAGCTAAAATTGATTTTGCAGCGGGTGCAAAAGAAGTATTTTGTACAATCCCTGCAAAGAAAGCTATGTCTCCAGTAATGGAGGCTACAGGATATGTAGTCACTCATGCATCTACTTTAGATGAAGATCAAACTTTAGATTCAGGCGTATTAGCAGGACCGGTAACGGTTACTGGAACACAAACTATAACAGGAACCTTGGTAATCGTATAATGAGCAAATTAGAAGTAGATAAAATAGATCCGCAATCAGGAACTGATTTAGAATTAGGAACTTCTGGAGATACTATTACTATTCCAGCAGGTGTTACATTTGATTCAAGTGCAGCAACTAACACTCTACCTTCAACGGTTGTAACAACAACGGGATCGCAGACTTTAACGAATAAAAGTATTGTGGCATCCCAATTAACAGGTACTATTGCAACTTCTAATTTAGGAACAGGGACAGCAGATGCTACAACTTTTTTAAGAGGAGATAATACTTTTGCTGCTGCTGGTGGTGGAATTACAGAAGCTGACCAATGGAGATTAACAGTTAATTTAACAAATCCAGGAACAGCAGATATTACTGCTAATTTAGAAAGAGTTGATGATGCAAGTTTTGCTAAAATTGGAACTGGAATGACAGAAAGTTCTGGTATTTTTAGTTTTCCTTCAACTGGTTTGTATTGTGTAAATTATAAAGTAAGTACACAAAGTACAACTGATTTTCATACTGCCAGTATATATGTTACATCAGATGGTGGTTCAACTTATGATGAAGTAACTGAAACATTTTTTGGACATAATGTTACTGGTTTACTAAAACAAGATGCTTTTTCACAGGCTTTAATAAACGTAACAAACATTTCAAATATTAAAGTTAAATTTAGTATAGAGGGTCTTACTATTGGTACTATGTTGGGTGCAACTACTGTAAACAAAACAGCATTTTCGTTTTTTAGATTAGGAGATAGCCAATAATGGATAGAGATTATTTACAAGAAGCATTACATACTTTTAATGGTGGTAATTGGTATGGTTGGAAAAAAGAAGATAGTGATGGAAACAAAATTCCTAACGACCAAAGAATGACTTATGCCAATATTAAAATTATTAAAGATGGTGCAACAATACCAAGTGAAGCTGATGTTAATGCAAAGATACAAGAAATTAAAGATGCTGAACAAACAGTAATAGCTAAAAAAGCATCTGGCAAACAAAAGTTACTAGACTTAGGATTATCCGAAGAAGAAGTACAAGCATTAATAGGAATATAATATGAGTAGCATAATTAAAGTAGACACAGTCCAGGACCAAGACGGTAATAATATTATCAACGAAAATGCTAATACGGTTACTGTTGGTAAATCTGGAGATACTGTAAATATTGTAGGAACTATAACAGGTTTTACTTCTACAGGTATAGATGACAATGCTACAAGTACAGCTATTACTATTGATAGTAGTGAGAATGTATCATTGACATCTATATTAAAAGTAGACACGATCCAAGATCAAAGCGGCAATAACATTATTAATGAATCTGCTGATACGATCACGATTGGGGCATCAGGGGATACGATTAATGTTGTAGGGACATTACAAAACAATGGTGCTGCTGTTGGTGGAGATAACACTCCAGCTTTTGCTGCATATCAATCTAGTGGACAAAGTATTGACAGCGATACAACTACAATAGTTACTTTAGATACAGAAATATTTGATACTGATAGTGCTTTTGCATCTAATACATTTACAGTACCAGCAGGAGAAGGTGGTAAATATTATATTTCTGCTAGTGTTAGAGCAGATGCTTCTTGGGGAGCAACAACTTATTTTAATGTTTCAGTTTTTTTGGGTGCTACAGGAGATAATGGATTATTTGTAGCTAATCAAATTAACGGTTCAATTGGAAATAGTGCAGCTGTTTCTGGAATAATGGATTTAAGTGCTGGAGATGAAATTACAATGAGAATAAGACACAATGAAGGTGGTACAGAAGGATTACAAGCTGGAAGATACTGTACTGTTTTTTCTGGATACAAATTAATAGGAGTTTAATAAATTATGGCACAATTAAGTACAAAAATAAAACTATATGCAAATCGAGAAGTAGATTTTCAAACAGATGTCATCTTACAAGACGACAGTAATGGTAAAGGTGCATATATTAAAGAATGGAATTTAGATATTGCTAAACCAACTCAAGCACAATTAGATGCTTATGAGGCTCAAGCACAAACTTACGAAAACAACCAACAAATAATTAATACTAGAAAATCTTTATATGGAACTTGGGACAAGCAGCTTGAAGAAATTTACGATAATGGTATAGATAGCTGGAAGGCAAGGATCACACAGATTAAAACAGATAACCCAAAGGAAGCTGAATAATGAGCAAACTAGAAACAACAACACCATAACAGGAGATAAACTATGTCCATAACATACGACTGGAGTTTTCCAAATTTTGAGACAAACTCTGACAACGAAGTCAAAACAATACATTGGAGATATACAGCAGTTGATGGAGAACATTCAGCATCTATGTATGGCTCTTGTGCAGGTTCAGATGGCATGGATTTTAAATCGACACAAGAAGATACTTTAAATAACAAATAAAGTAATATATAAAAGTAAATTATGAGCGAAGTAAAAGTAAATAAAATTAGCCCACGGTCCGGCACAGACGTTACACTAGGAGATAGTGGCGATAATTTTAATGTGCCTAGCGGTGGGACTTTAACAATTGCATCTGGCGCAACATTAACAAATTCAGGTACATCAACAGGGTTTGGTATAGCTTGGCAATCAACTATTGTAACTGCTTCAACTTTAACAGCAGTAGCTGGAAATGGCTATTGGATAAATACAACATCAAATACTTGTACTATTACATTGCCTAGTTCAGCTTCTGTTGGAGATACTATAGAATTTGTAGATTATGCTAGAACTTGGGGTTCAAACAAAATTATAATAGATAGCAATGGTTTAAACTATCAAGGAGATACAGATGCTTTAACGGTTGAATATGATACTAATGGTCAATCATTAAGAATAATTTATTCAGGTGCAACACAAGGTTGGATTCCAGCTGAAGATGATACTGTAGTAGATGCTCCTTTTGTTCCTCCTTATAGTATAGATTTTTTAGTTATTGCAGGTGGTGGTAGTGGTGGTTTCCAAGATGGTGGTGGAGGTGGTGCAGGTGGTTATAGAACATCAACTCAAACTGCATCTTCTGGAAATTCAATTACAGTTACAGTTGGTGATGGTGGTGCAGCAATTTCAAGTGGTGGCAATACTTCTAATAGTGGTTCAAATTCATCAATATCTGGTGCTGGTTTAACTACAATCACAAGTACAGGTGGAGGTGGAGGTGGTTTTTCTGGGACTAATGGTAGAACTGGTGGTTCTGGTGGTGGTGCTAATTATGACGGTTCTTTTGGATCAGGTAACACTCCAAGTACATCTCCAAGTCAAGGCAACAATGGAGGAGCAGGAGCAACTACTCCTAATAGATGCGGTGGTGGAGGAGGTGCAAGTGCAGCTGGTACCGGTGGTGGAACTGGTTTAGCTTCAACTGGTGGTGCAGGAACATCATCTTCAATAACTGGTTCAGCAGTAACAAGAGCAGGAGGAGGAGGTGGAGGTCGTTCAACTTTACCAGTTTCTTCTGGTGGTGCTGGTGGTGGTGGAACAGGTGGTAGAAGTGGTTCTCCAGCAGCTGGTAATGCAACAGTTAATACTGGTGGAGGAGGAGGAGGAGGTTTTACTTCTGGTCAGAGTGGTGCTGGTGGAAAAGGTGTGGTTATTTTAAGTATGCCAGACGCAAGTTATTCAGGAACTACATCAGGTTCTCCAACAGTTGCTACAGGAGTTTCAGGTCAAACAGTTTTAACATTTAATGGTTCAGGGAGTTACACATCATAATGGCATCATTCGCAAAAATAGGTTTAAACAATAAAGTAATAGAAGTTCAATCAGTAGTTAATGAAGTGCTACATGATAGTAATGGAGTTGAACAAGAAGTTAATGGAATAGATTTTCTAACTAAATTAACTGGTTGGTCTATTTGGGTTCAGACTTCTTATAATACTCATAGTGGAGTACATGATAATGGTGGAACACCTTTTAGAAAAAATCATGCTAGTATTGGTTACACTTATGATGAAGATAGAGATGCTTTTATAGCACCTAAACCTTACGCATCATGGATATTAAATGAAACTACTTGTATTTGGGAATCACCTATTGGTAATATTCCAACATTAAATTCTGAACAACAAAATCAAAATACAGCTGAAACTCATAGTTGGCGTTATGTTTGGAATGAAGAAAATCAAACTTGGGATTTAATAGAATAAATATAAATTAGTGGTGGTGTGAGAGAAAATTTAAAAGATTATATACTTCATTTAGATAAATGGATTCCTAAAAATATTTTAATTCAAACTCTAAAAGAATTAGAAAAAGAAAAAAATTGGGAACAGCATCAATATAATAATACTAAAACTCTTAAAGCATTTAATAGAAATGGTAATAAAGAATTAGATATTTGTTTTGGAAGTAATATAAGTTATTTACAAGAATTATATGACTTAACTTGGAAAGCATTAGAGAAATATATTATTATTGATAAAATTGGTGGAGATACCTTTAAAGGTTGGTCAGGTTTTAGTCAAATAACATTTAATAGATATAAAAAAGATCAAATAATGTCTAAACATTCAGATCATATTAAATCTTTATTTACAGGAAATATTAGAGGAATACCAATTTTAAGTATTGTAGGTGTTTTAAATGATGATTATAAGGGTGGAGAATTTATTATGTTTGATGATTATGAAATAAAATTTAAAGCTGGAGATTTAATTATATTTCCATCTGTATTTTTATATCCACATTTAGTTAAACCAGTTAAACAAGGAACAAGATATTCTTTTGTATCTTGGTGTTATTAATGAAAGAACCTATTATTGAAAATTTATTTCCAATACCTATTTATATGTCAAATATAGATAGAAAATTTACAAAACAAGAATTACAATTTG